CCTGAGTTCATTTCAAGCTGCTTGAACTCAACGCGTACCTTAGATACGAGTGGTTCAGCCCAGTCGTACTTTGCAACACCAAGAATGTCAGAAGACTTTCCAGTGTTGAATGTACCTGATGCGTCAGTGAATGCAGTAGATGAATCATCAGCTGCGATGATAGGGAAGATTACAGACGGTCCTGTAGCAGACTTTACGTTTGCTTTCAGGAAGTCGAGTGTTGGGTGTGCTGTTAGTACGTTATCAACTAGCTGCTTCTCAATCTTTTGGATCGTTGAGGATAACAGTTCGTTGAAGTCGTTGGCTCCTAGTGCCATAATTTAGACTCCTTCTAGAGACAGGGTTGGGTTGACTTACGACTTTGAAGTAAGCTCTTGGAATGCTTGCAACACCGCGTCTTCGATATTCGATGGAGCCTTTGGACTCGTTATCGAACTACCTGATGACTTTGGTGAGATTGCACCTGTTGCCGCCTTCTTAGCATCGACAGCGACTTTCTTTGGGTTAGCTGCTGGCTTTGCTATCGACTTCTCATACTGAAGCGCTTTCCAGGCTGCCTTCAAGTTTGGGATGTCATTGTTGAGCGCATACTGCAGCAACTCAATCTTTACTTCGACCTCAGCATTGGGGTCTAATGCAAGTCCTGATGTTGCTTTGATTTGTGCCCATTGATCTTCGTATTCGGCAATCAAGTTATCCTCTTGCGCTCGAGCAGATTGTGCAGCTTCAGCAGCCGCCTTCTCTGTTTCGAAACGTTCAAGTCTTGCCTTGACGCTCTGCAATTCGCTCTGACTCTTGGACTCGGCTGACCACTTCTCTTGGGTCTCCGGTGTAATACCGAAGGTCTCCAAGAACTTAGGGTCAAGCTTTTCGGCCTTAGCCAGTTCTACGATGACCTGCGAAAGAACTAGTGTTGGATCCTCTGTGGAGGCAACGAATCCGCTAACTACTTCCGCCTGATTTGATTGCCACGCTTTCGTGAGGTTCTCTACATACTCAACTGCAGATGTCGCCGTCGCTTTATCTGCTTCAAGTACGCGTCGTTCCTCAGCGAGCGCCTGTGTCTTGCGGGTATAATCCGCTTGACGTAGGACGGCCTCCTTGACAGACACTTCCGTGCCATCAGGTAGGACGATAACATCCGCCTCAGTTACAGCGATTGGCCCCTTGTCAGAGTTGCCATCACTGTCAGCAGCCGAATCAACTTCTGCTTCACCCGCTTCCGTCTCACCAACGGCTTCCGTTTCAGTAGCTTCAACTACTTCCACTTCTGCGGTTTCAGTCTGCTCTTCTGTCGCAACTTCCTCAGTTGGCTGTTCAGCTGTTCTATTCAGCTCTGAGAGTGCTGCCTCGAATAAGTTTTCGAAGTTTTCTTGTTCTGCCATTGTCTTGCTCCTGTCCCGAGTGTCATAGCCCAGGATTACCGCTTTTCAAATATGCGGACCTGTCTAATGCTTGTTCGGCTATGAAGGCACGCCAAGACGACGCACCTTCCTAACTATGTGTCTCAGTCCGACAGGTATACTAAATCAAACCTGCAAGACCAGCATTCGGAGGCATTGCTTCAGTACCAACTTCAGCCGGACCTGCTAGTAATGCTTGCTCAGGTGCAACTTCTGCTGGTGGTGCAGCCGCTAGTAACGCAGCAAGTTCAGGTGGTATTGCGCCTTCTGCGCCCATTGGTGGTACTGCTCCACCCATCTCTGCTCCCATTTCAGGTGCAGGAGGTGGTGGTGTCTTAGTCAAGAACTGATCAGGGTCATAACCTAAGTCACGAACAATATGACGTAATGCTGGTTCAGGATCATAACCGTAAGATGTAAGTACAGGTACGATAGTGCCTAACATTTCAAGTGCTCGTGCTTGCTTGACTGCTGGATTGACTGCTGATAGAGAACCACCCTCTACACGCATATCAAACTCACCAGTTAGAACTTCAGCATCAATGTCAGCCCATACGCCACCGTTCATACCAACAAGACGTACTGCTCGTCCTTCAATCATAAACTCTTGGCATAGACGAAGTACTTGGTTGAAGATTGCTCCTGCTGCTTTTTCTACAGCTTGCTGCTTATCCTTAGCACGTAGTGTTGCTACACCATCAACAACTGCTGCTGCGTAGGCTGACATACGATCAGCACCTACACCACCAGCTTGGAAGTCATTGATACCAAGAACCTGACGCATTGCATCTTCAAACTTACCTTGTGCATTGTAGATATCTGATGGTAGTGGAGCACGAGGTAGTACGCTAATGGCATCTCTTGGACTCATACCGTTTAGAGGTTCCATTTCAATTACTACGTCTGGTTCATCAGACTCAAGTCTATCACGACTCTCACTGTCAAATAGACCACGAATAGTAACATACTTGTTACCAGCACGACGCATGTTATCTACTTGCTCAGTAAATGTTTCGTTTAGCTTCTCTTGTAGAGATGCAATATTTTCAAGATCACCAAATGCCCATACTTCCTGACCACCGTCAGCAAAGTTACGCATATGTACAAATGGAGCATGACGATGGCTGTAAGGAATATCTCCCTGGTACAGTGGCTTATCTGCTCCAAGCTGAGTAACTGTCAATGTGCGAGTACGCATATCATAGAACTCATAGATAGTTGCAGTCTCATAGATCATAGGTTCCATGACTGACGGATCTCCACGACCAGTATCACGTTCTCTGATGTCAATGATACCATCTTGAATTAGATCTTCAGTATTCTTGAGTGCTGGATTTGCTTTGATTTCATCCATTGGTAGGACTACTCTCTGTGCTACCCAACGGGTCTCTTCGATGCGTCGACCATTAGCTGGAAAAAAGATATCATATGGTGAGACATATTCTACATACGGTTCATCTGCATCTACTCTACGATCAGTCAATGGGATGTAATCGATAATGTTCTCTACGTTAGCTTCACGGTCTTCATCAATAGCTGTACCAATTTCAGCTCTAAGTAGACCAGTGATATCTTCTTGGATAGCAGCACTCTCTCTTGGAGTTTCAGTGACGCTATGCTTCCAACCAATCTTACAGAAACCGTTACCCAAGACAACCATGTCCTGTGCCATGTCACGAAGAACTGAAGTTGCATTGGTTCGTAGCCAGTAGTAGTTAGCTACTGCTTCGGCTACCTTTGCAGTTACCTCTGCTTGTTCTCCACCACTGTACGGCACGGCTACTGGTTTAGGGTCACGTGCTACAACTGAAGCAAGAATAATATTTAGATGTGGTAGAACCATGTTGATGGTTTCTAAGTCAGCAGGGTGCATGCGTTCAAAGACGGTGCCTGTAATAGTAGACTCACCAAGAGGCATAGACTTACCTGTACGGTAGAGTGCTTCTAAAGAACGAAACCATGAATGCCGCCACTTATATCGTGTCCTAGCATCCTCAATGAGATCTTGGACCTCTTCAAGTGTATAAGGTCTAACTTTACCAGCCACGGGTTCTCCTAGTTCTGCGTGTGTTTCTGCGATGCGCTGTCCAGAAACGTCGATTCTCCTTGGCCTCATGGCGCTGTATCATCTCGGCCTCCTGATAGATCGATGAGAGGTCAAGCTGAAACTCGCCAGGCTGGAGCGTCTCACCTATCAAGTGTCCCCCGACAGGTTGGATTTCTTCAAGTAGTACATAGACACCAATAGCCAACGACATAACTAAGTCGTCATGGCATCCAATGTCAGCAGCGGTTGTACCATTCTCACGTCTTACATAGGTACTCAACTCTTCCCGCAGCTTAGGATGTATGTTCATAATCTTGGCTTCACCAATTCCATCGTCAACAATGTACTCTGCTAAACGGTTGATGATCAGTGGCTTAGTAGCCTTAGTTGTAGGAAAGCCAAAGACTGCTGCACGTCTACGCTTGGCATTTACAGGAGGTAGGTAGCGATACAGGTTCTGATAGTTGAACTGGTTTCTCAGCTTGTCAATCAGAGATACTCCGATACCACCAGCATTTTCAATAACCATCAGAGCGGCAGGCTGACCTAATCCGGTAAAGTATCTGCCCATAGCATCTAACTCTACTGCCCAGTCTCCGGGTTCGATGGTATTGCTATGATAGTATCCTACAATTTCAGGTGTGCCATCTTCGTGTAGTTGCAGAATGTGAGCTGCTGAGTAGTCAGCACCAACTCCAAGCGAGGGGTCTGCTGCAATTACAAACTGTCTCTGCCATTCGATAGCCTCCGGTGGGTAGGCTAGATGCAGTGCACCGATCTCGTCATTGACAAACTCCAAGCCAGCAGGACCATCATCAACGAAACCTCGATGCATAAACTCATCTAGACTATCCTCAGCAGGTATCCATGCAAAGCGTGGTCGACCTGATTCACGAAACGCCTCTTCGTCAGAACTAGGATACTCTGCAAAGAAGAGCCACGGCTCTGCTGCAAACTCTCTCTTCTTCAGCTCGTACTGCTCCTCAGAAATCAGACGGCTACTATTCCAAGGTTCAAAGATACTAAAGAACTCATTGACTCCACGTTTACCTTCTCGATAGATCTTGGCAAACATGTTAGTACCACCACGAGCAGTCGAGATGATAATCAACTTACCACCGGCATCCGTTGTAGGCTTGATAGTACGGTATGTGTTAGCAGGGTCTTCCATCAAAGCAAACTCATCTAGGATAACTAGCGATGCAGTTTCACCAGCACCAGCAGTCTTCGTACCAGCAAAGGACTTCAGTCTGTTAGTTGTACCATCTGAGAACTTGAAAGCCATCTGCTTAGCAGCATCTCCGTCTAGCTGTGGCCCACGTACCTTTAGCCACTCTGGAAGAAACGAGTACATAAACCTTGCCATGCCTAGGTTCTTATCTGCAGAGTCTTGGGATTTACTGATCAGTAGGATATTTGCTCTTGGCTTGAATAGCAACTGCCATAGTGCATATGCCATAGCAAGAGTAGTAAAACCTAACTGACGAGCTTTCAAGATAACTACGAAGCGTCTTTGGAGATATGCGTCTAGTGACCTTTCTTGGTAGTCCCATAGTCTAAATGGTTCTCTACCTCTTGGGTCTCTTTCTGATTCAATCCATACATATGTTCGAATAAAATATTCAGG